GGTGTACAGAGAAAGTCAATATAAATTTTATCCATAACAATGGCACATCAAAATAGTAACGAACCATTAGCCGATCTGACGCGGCCTGGTCAATCGAACTCCACGGGAGATTCGAGAGCCCTTTACCTTAAGCTGTTTAGTGGCGAAATGTTCAAAGGATTCCAGCGTAATACAATCGCAAGGGATCTTGTAACAAAGAGAACTCTTAAAAACGGTAAGAGTTTACAGTTCATCTACACAGGTAGAACCACAGCTGAGTACCATGTTCCTGGCAGGTCCATACTTGGTAACAGCGATGGAGCACCTCCAGTAGCTGAAAAGACCATCACTATTGATGATCTACTTATTAGTTCTGCTTTCGTGTATGAACTAGACGAAACCTTAGCACACTACGACCTACGTGGTGAAATCTCTAAGAAGATTGGTTACGCTCTCGCTGAGAAGTATGACCGTCTAATCTTTAGAGCTGTATCTAAAGGTGCTCGTCAAGCCAGCCCTATCACAAAGTCTAGCTTTGTAGAGCCTGGTGGAACACAGATCCAAGTTGGAGCTGGTTCTAATGCTGATGACGCATTAACCGCATCTACCCTAGTAACTGCTTTCTATGATGCAGCTGCAGCTCTTGATGAAAAAGGAGTAAGTGGTGATGGTCGGGTTGCCGTACTTAACCCACGTCAGTACTATGCACTGATCAAAGATTGTTCAAATAACAACTTGATTAACAGAGACGTACAGGGTACAGCATTACAAAGCGGGGAAGGTATTCTTGAGATTGCAGGTATTCATATCTACAAATCAATGAACGTACCATTCTTCAGCAAGTACGGTACTAAGTATGCTCCATCTTCAGGTGCAGCAGCTGGTACTGACCTTGACACAGTGAATCCTGGAAACACAGGTTCATTCGTTGACGTAGCTACTGAAGACGGACGTGCTTCTGTAGATGGTATCAACAACAACTATGGTAACGCTACTGACTTTGCTAACTCTTGTGGACTTATCTTCCAAAGAGAAGGTGCAGGTGTAGTAGAAGCAATGGGACCACAGGTTCAGGTAACAAGTGGAGATATAAACGTAATCTATCAAGGTGACGTGATTCTCGGTAGACTTGCTATGGGAGCCGACTTCCTTAACCCAGCAGCTTGTGTTGAACTGTTCGCAGGTACAACTACTAAGCCAGCTGCGTTTGGTACAACATACCCAGCTAACGCTTAATTCAAACATTTATACAGGGGGGCTTCGGTCCCCTTTTTTTATTCTTATGGCACAGATATCATATGCAGCGTCCACAGAACTGGAGGCAGTAAATTCTATACTGATGAGTGTTGGAGAGTCACCTGTTAATACTTTAGATGTACAAAGTCCTGAAGTGGCTATTGCACAGAAAACTCTGCAGCAAGTCTGCCGTGAGATATTATCAGAAGGCTGGAAATTCAATACTGAAACACAATATCCTATTGATTTAGATAGTAATAACCATTGTTTAATACCTAACAATGTATTACAAATAGACCTTAACCGCTTTAAGCACCCTGATAGTTACGATACTATTAGAAAAAAAGATAACGGTATCAGTAAATTATATGATTTACATGACCATACTTTTGAATTTAAAAATGCAACTGATGATAAAATATATGTAGATGTAATTTGGATGACACCTTTTGAAGATATCCCACAGGTGTTCCAAGATTATATAACCGTCAGAGCTTCGAGAATCGCTTCTAACCGCATGGTAAACAACCCACAGGCTGCAGAGCTTATCGCACAAGATGAGGCTCAAGCAAGGGCTGTAGCATTAGAGTATGACACCAACCAAGGTGACTATAATATCTTCAATAACCAAGAAGGTAGAACAAATGCTAGTACTATTTACCGACCATATAAAGTTCTACAGAGAAGGTAATGCCAGCAATTAATCAACGTATTCCTAACTTTCTAGGGGGAGTATCTCAACAACCCGACACAATTAAATTTCCTGGACAGGTCAGAGTATGTGATAATGCTGTCCCTGACGTGACTTTCGGGTTGATGAAACGACCTCCTGGGGAGTTTGTTAAAAAACTAACTAATGCTAATGATACTGGATATTGGTATGAAATATTAAGAGATGGTGATGAAAAATATTTAGTACAAATCACACCCGCAAATACTGGTAGCCATCCTATAAGAATATGGGCTTTAACTGATCTTGAAAGTGGACAAGCTGCGGGTACTGAACTTAGCTTAACTAATAGTAGTGGAGATTCTTTATTTTCTTATTTATCTGGAGCTACTAAACCTTATGCTATACAAACAGTACAAGATTATACTCTTATAACTAATCCTAATAAAACTGTAGGTACCACAGGTAGTACTTTTAGTCCTATCAATAGTGGTAATTATTCTTTTGTACGCTTAGATACAGTTGCTTATAACACTGAGTATGTGATTTATTCAGGTAGTTCAGCACCTGATATGAATAATTATTATAAAGTAACAGCTGTAAAAGTTTATCATAATACATCTGGTGAAAACGAAACATCGTGGGATTATACAATACCTAATGATACCAATACAGCTGCATCAAACCCTAGCACTCCACCAGATTCAGGTGGACAAGGTTGGGCTTATACAGGTAGTGGTTGTGTTAACCAAGCTAAAGGTTATGTTACAGTAAACGGTGCTAGTTTTATTTATAAACACGACCCTCAGTATCAATCAGATGCTGGTGCTACTATTATGAATGGTTTAGATGGTCAGTCTGAAGAAAACTCTAATACGGTTGGTAGTAATTTTATAGGATATAAAGCTAGGTATAGAATTAGATACACTTCAAACACAACTTTAACGCATGGTGGTTTGTATTCCTCTAATCCTGACGGACAGACTATTGCTATTAATATTGGAGGTGTAGGTTATACAGTTAAAATTACTGAAACCGAAGTAGTTAAAACTTATAGAGGTGAACCTGGTGTAGGACTTTACGCTTCCCCGACAGCACCAGATGACGGTGCTTTAAGTATGGCTATTGTCTTGAGAGAATTAGCTAGTTCTGTAACTAATATTAGTGGAGTAAGCTCTGCTGAAGTTATTGGTAATGGTATCTTTATTCAACATAACAGTAGTACAAATCTACACTTTTTAGGTGGTGCTGTTAATGAAGGTATGACTATTATAGGTCAAACGGCATTAGATGTAGGACGACTGCCTTCTCAATGTAAGGATGGTTATGTTGTTCAAATTAGTAACACTGAAAATAGTGATTCAGATGATTACTACTTGAAATTTATAGCTGATAATGGAGGAAGCGGTACTGGTAGATGGGAAGAATGTGTTAAACCAAACGGTTTTAACGGTTCTACAGTTAAAGGTTTAAATCCTGCTACTATGCCACATGCTTTGATTAATAATAGAAATGGTACATTTAGTTTTAAAAAATTAGATGAAGCAAGTAAAGGTTCTACTGATAATTACTGGAAATATAGAGAAGTAGGTGATGATACAAGTAATCCATTCCCTAGTTTTAATGGCTCAGAAATTCAGGAAATATTTTTTCATAGAAATAGATTAGGTTTTATTTCAAATGAACAGATTGTTTTAAGTCGTCCTAACGATTTCTTTAATTTATTTGTTGTCTCCGCTATTACTACATCAGATGATAATCCTATTGATATTACTGTCTCTGACACTAAACCTGCTTTTATAAATCAAGTACTCCAAATGCAAAAAGGGGTGATGATGTTTAGTGATAATGCTCAGTTCCTATTATTTACTGAGTCAGACATCTTTAGTCCTAAAACTGCTAGGTTAAAAAAACTATCTAGTTATGAATGTGATTCATCTATACAACCTAGAGATCTGGGTACGTCAGTTATGTTTACTTCTAGTGTGGCTGCTTATACTAGAGCTTATGAAGCAGTTATAGTAGATGATGATATACCACCTAAAGTTTTAGAACAAACTAGAGTTGTACCAGAATACATACCAAAAGATATCACAATATCAGCTAACTCTAGTGCATTAGGTATCGTAACTTTTGGTAAGAAAAATTCATCTGAACTTTATCATTATAAATATTTTGATTCTGGAGAAAGAAGAGATCAATCTGCATGGTATAGCTGGACTTTAACGGGTACGTTACAGCATATGACTTATACTGGTGGTAATTTCCATGTTGTTACCAAACAAGGAAGTGACTATATATTATCTAGACATGAGTATATAACAGATGCTACAGCTACTAGAAGTTATACTGTAGGCGGTACTGAAGCTAATGTAGGCTCACCGTTATACACAGCTAGGTGGTTTGAAGCTTGCTTAGATAATATGACTATACCTTCTAATATAGCATATTCAACTCAAAGTACAACAGCCCCTGAAAAAACTGTATTAACTTTAGCTTACACACCCACAGCTGCTACAAACTTCTATGCGATTGGTTTAAATGGTACTAATGCAGGTATGGTTGTTAAAGCTGATTCTGTAGGTACCAATACTGCCACCTTTAATAATATTAATATGACTGGGTGGGAGGTAGCTGTAGGATATGGGTACACAAGTACTATAGAACTTCCTAGTTATTATGCAGCTACTGACGCTAATAAGTATGACGTTAACGGTGCCTTAAGGGTATCTGGTCTTAACTTTGAGTTAGGTGTTTCAGGACCAATGGAGTTCCATTTAACAGCTAAAAACTCTTACGTTAATTCTTCGGGTACTTCTACTCCTGAGTTTGATGATTATATTCAATATGAATCAGGTATGAAAACTGGTTTAGCAAACTTTGGTGAACCACCTTCAGAACTTAATAAGTCTGTTAGAGTACCTGTACAAAAGAAAAATGAAAAGTATAAATTACAAATAAAAATACCAGACCCTTTTTCCACCGCTTTAATCTCAGCAAGCTGGGACGGCATATATAACCAAAAAAGACATGTACGAAGGTAAGTATATACAACCCTGCACTCCAGAGTTAGCTCTAAGTGTGGGGTTGAACCTCCGCTGGGAAGACAGACGTGAGGTAGAAGAAACAGTAAAAATGTGTGGTGAAGCTGCTTGTGTCCAAGCTTATTTTGATTCAGCAGTTTCAGTATATTTTAAGGTTCCCAACGGCAAGGCTGCTGGAGTGGCGGGTGTAACCCCTACAAATGCAATATGGATGTTATGTACTGAGGCCAGTACAGAGTTTCCTCATACGCTTGTAAGAGAAGCTAAACGCTGGGTAGATTCTTTACCCAATCCTTATTTATTTAATTATGCAGATATGCGTAATGAAGCACACATTAAATTACTTAAGCTTTTAGGCTTTAAGTTTTTAAAATACCAAGTATATAATAAAGTTCCTATTATAGAATTTATGAAATTATGTGTTCACCCACAATCGCATTAGCTGCAGTTGCTGGTGTTGGAACTGCTGCTGCTGATCGGCAAGCTAAGATGGCTCAATGGAGAGCACAGAAAGCAGCTGTTGATCGGTCAAATGCAATGGCTAAGATGCAGCATGAGAATCAATTAAACATTGCATCTTATAAAGACCAGCAGAAAACAAGAGTATTTGAAGCACAGTTAGAAGCACAAGCAATAGCTAGGAATAGTCTTTCTAAACAACTTCAAATCAACCAACAAGAAGCTACTAGAGCAAGTCTATCTAACCAATTAAAGTTAAATGAAAAAGTAACTGAAGCTCAGTTCTCAGGACAAGAAAAACTAGCTCAGTCTATTAAAGCACAAGGAACTGTACTAGCAAGTGGTATGCAAGCTGGACAGTCTATGATGCTTGAACTACAAGATGTAGAAAGACAGTTAGGATTTGAACAGGCAGCTGTTAACGCTAGTTTGTTTAATGCAAACCAATCATTTGCTATGGCAGAATATGGTAATAGACTTTCACAATATGCAGCTGATTCTAGAGCTATTAATGCTTTACCTGCTGGACCATTATTTGCACCAACCGCTTCGTTTGCACCAGTTGAACCAATCAAACAAGCAGATCCAGAGAAACCAAGTATGCTTGGTTCTATAATGTCTGGTGTTACAGCTGGCGTAGCAGTCGGTCATGGTATCGGTCATGCTGACGGTACATCTGCTTGGTGGAAAACATAATTAACTAAAAACAAACAATGGCTAAAGGCTTTCAAAGGCAAGGGGACTGGCAGACTGGATACGTTCAGCGTAGTGTTCCAACTAGAGATGCTAAAGTAGCAGAACAAAGAGCTATTCAATTAGCTAAAAGAGCAGACGAAGAAACTAAAAAAAGAGTTCAATCTGCTAAAGAATTAGAAGCAGAAGCTAGTAGAATCTTCCAAGTACAAACTGGTTTAGATAAGTATGAGGCACAAAAAGCAGCGGATATGTCTGCTACTTTTAAAAACTTTATGACTAAAACAGTCACAAGTATAGCTAAAACTGCACAAGATCAAGCTAGAGCTGAAGGTGCTGCAGATGCTATATTAGAAGATGAGCGTCCTACTGAAACAATAACGACTAATACTAATCAAAAACTTGAAGAGATAACAGAAGCTTCTAATAAAAATATTGAAATATCAACTAAAGTTGAAAAAGAAATAGCTGAACCATTAGAAAAATTAGGTGAGCTTGATAAAGCCAATAAAGCTCGTGGTATATTTTCTGGTGCTTATAAGTTTGGGTATGAATCTAAAAGAGCATCATTAGCAGTAGACGGTTTTGCTGCTAAGTTGAAAGCTGAATTAGATACAAGTGAAATTCTTTTACAAAGAAAGGATGATGATGTACCTTGGATGATTAAAGATGCAAAAGATAAAGATCAATTACGATTTGCATCTGGTTATTTACTTAATGAGTTTATTGAAAAAGAAAGAGGTACTTTAGGGGATATAACTGTAGCTGAACTTATAGGTAAACCAGCTAAAAAAGCTATATCTAAAGAGCTTAAAACTAGATATGATGCTATAGATCTTGAGTTTAAAGAGAATCAAATAGCAGCTATAACTAATCATTTAGCTGCTTCTATGGAGATGCTTCCTGGTGCAGCTAGTTTAACTACTGATTTATCTACACTTGAAGCTCGTCTTAGACCATACTTAACTGCTACAGCAACTAAAAGTAAAGGTGCTTTACTAAAAGGACACATAAGTACTACATTTAAAGATGTTATTGGTAGATCTGCAAACCCTCAATTAGTTAAAGAGAATTTTCTTAAGGTAGCTACAACATTAAAGTTAGATACATCTATGGGTGCTAAAACTTTAGCAGAAATAGATAAAAGTTTATTTGGTAAAGACGCTATTAATGCTATATTTACTGAAGAAATGTCTAAGCGTTATGCTAGAGAAGTTAGTGGACAAAAACAAGCTGTAACCTTAGCTATTATAAATAAAAGTGAAGAAATAGCTAAAAAGATGGCAGATACTGGGGATAGTATCAATGATTATTCTGAGGAAATGCTATTATTTAAAGGTAGTTTATATAAAGAATATCCTTATGCAGCTGGGGAAATAACTAATTTAATGGAAAAATTCTTTATTCCAACTTTAAGTGATTCTGATACTATACTTGCTATTAAACGATCTTTAGAAAGTAATGGTGGTGTTGTAAAATTATCAGATCTTGACCAAGTAAACATGAAAGTTGCTGAAGATTATATTGAAGATAATAAACTAGAGATTATGGATCAACCTTACACTGAAGTCCATAAAGATCATATTAGAGTTAAAGAAGGTGCTGCAAAGAAAATATTTCAAACAATAAATAAACAAGCTGGAGTTGTAATACTACATGGTAATGAACAAGAAGCTTTAGATCAATTTAACTGGGAAGTTAATCAGAAAGCGTTAGGTATTGTGCGTACAGCTAACCAGAATAACGTTACAATGACTTACCAAACTGCTTATGACCAAGCTTGGGGTGAGATGTATGGAGAAGTACAAGCTGGTAAATCAGATCCAGCATCTAGATGGTACGTTACAAGTGGAGAAGGTTTTAAATATTTTGATAAGGCAAATGTTAATCCATTTTATACTGGCTTAGAAGATTTAGAAGTATGGAAAAACGTAACAAGAAAATCTAATGGAAAAAATGGTCGTAGATTAGCAACTAAAGAATTATGGATCAAAGATCCTAGTAGATTAACTCTTAATCAAAATGGTTATTCTGATGACCCTTTAGTTCAAAGAGTGTCTCGACTTCTTGGTATTAGTGAAAATGATTTTATAGAAGCTCAGAAACAACTATTCCCTAAAGGTACGTTTGACGAACAGGAGGTTGATGAAGATGAAGGTAATCAACTTATAAAAGATAATGCTCAAACATCTAATTCAACTAAAGAAGTTTTAGATTTATCATCTAAAGGTAATGCTGATTCTAAAATTGTTTTAAAAGCTTGTGACGAATGTTTACCTTTAAGTCCAGTTATTTTAAAAAACCATTTCCTTGATTATGAAGATGGGATTTTAAGAAACAGGATAACAGCCCCTGGTCTGTTCTTACAAGCAGGTCAAACTGAAATTATAGATGGTGAGAAATTCACAGGTCATAGGCTTATTGGTGTTACTGATCAGTTTGGTTTACGGGATCATCCTACAACGGGTGAGAAAAACGTAATGCATACAGGTATTGATATCGGTACTACTTATACAAAAGGTTGGCAAACAGCTTTTGCTATAACAGATGGTGAGGTTATAGCTAATCAATCTCATGTTAATTACGGTAATTATCTTGATATTCGTGATAACGAAACTGGAAATGTTTATCGTTTTGCTCATTTAAAAAACTATAATCCAGAATTAACAGTAGGTTCTAGTTATAATGGGCAGATTATAGGTGAGATTGGTACTACAGGTAGGTCTAAAGGTGAACATTTACATCTTGAAAAAATAGTTGATGGTAAACAAGTAGATCCTACAGATGAGTTGGACAGACTTTCTATTGGTAAAACAATAGATAATGGAGAAGGTTTTATAGGTAAATACCCTCTTCGTGCTAATCTATTACCAAGAGCCAGTCGTCATGCTTTGGGTAGAAGATTTCCTGTATCTAAAAAAGAGTTTATCAACAATGAAGCAATGCAAGATAAAGTCTGGTTATGGTTAAATGAACAGTCTTGGCCTACAGCTGTGGAAACAGCTAAAGGTGATTTACACCTTGCAGTTAGATTAAACACAGCGTTGATTATCACAGGAGATATGAATAACTACACCAACCCTACAGTATGGTCATATACTGATACTTATTTAGAAAACCTTAGAAGAGCTGGAGTATTAAAGTAATGTCAAATGAAATTGAAAAGGATGAAAATCTAGATCTTGTTGAACAGGAAACTAACAGTAATGCATTAAAAACTGAAGCTGAACAAGGTGGTTTTGACTTTACTACTCCCAGTCCTAATGAAGGTATGGCTAGTGGTCCTGTAGAAAACTTTTTAGATAACCAAAGTTCTAGATTAGGAAATTGGATTGATGATACTTTCCAAGGAGACCAAACTACACAAGAAGAGCTTTTAGCTGAACGTCAAAGACAGAAAGTAGCTGGTATTGCTGGTGAACAAGACCGTCAAGACGCTTTAAATGAATCTACTGATCTAGTAGACGTTATACCTAGAGAAGTAATCCGAGCACCTCTGGGGGCTATTGAGGATGCAGCTAATAGTGTAGCGTTAACTGTAGATAAAACAGGAGATGAGTTTAAAAAACAAATAAATCAAGCTTTAGGTAGACCTGTCAATCCAGATCAAGACCCATCAAGTGATGAGTATGAAAGTTGGTTTGATGGTAGTAATAAAATTATTGCTGAAAACCAAACAGCTGTAGGTAAATTTGCTAGAGGTATTGGAGAGTTCTGGGTTCTTACTAGATGGTCTGGTAAGGCGTTAGGTCCAGCAAGAGGTAAGGCAAGTACTATGCTAGGTAATACACAACTTGTTAGAGCTGCTAACCCAATGATACAGTCTAATAGATATAGTAGATGGGCTAGTGAGGTTGGTAAAAGACTTTGGCAAGTTGGTTCAGACGGGGTTATAGCTGATTTTGTTATGTCTTCTTCAGAAGGTAAGAACTTAGCTAACCTTGCAGAAGAACACGCACCTTGGTTATTACCTGATTTAACAGCTGCTTTATCAGCTGACCCTGAAGATACTTGGTATGTTGAAAGGTTTAAAGGTGCTTTAGTTGGTACTAGCTTTAATTATGTTGGTCATATTGTTGGTGGTATAGTCAAAGGTGCTTGGAAATCAGGAAGATGGATGCTTGCTCAAAAAAAAGCAGGTAAATCTTTAACAGAAGAAATCCTTAATGAAGGGGATAAAATCTTTAACAACACAATTAATGAGGAATTAAGTAAAGGTGTTGTTAACGATCAATCAGTTGCAGACCGTTTATCTGAAGTACGTTATGAATACGGTAAAGGTATTAACCCTAATAACGCTAAAGATGAGTATATTTTAAAACATTTACTTTTAGAAGACCAAGCTGAATATGCTAGGTTGATAGATGGTAAAGAACCTTCAGAATGGTTTATCAACAATTTAAAAAAACGAGGTAAAGCTGACTTTACAGAGATTGAAGTCACTGATGAAGATACTTTTTGGAGAGAAGCTTTTAGTAATCTTGGTGATGATGATTTCTTAGATGTTAAAGGTATTTTAAATATGCCTGAAAGACCTTCTTTAAGAGAGTTAGCTATAAATGATTATTTTGAGCTTGCTCAGAAAATAGGAGGACGTAAAGGTGATCCTTGGTTGCCTATCCAGAACATGAGTCTTGTTCAATCAGCAGAAAACGCTATGAGGGAGTTTGATCCTGTAGTTAATGCTGATGGTTCTGCAGATTTCCAACGAGCTACTTATGACGGTAGTGTTGTTAAATATGATAAAGTTAAAGGTGATTACCAAGTTTCAATGGAAGACTTGGAAAAGATGTGGAAAGAACTGCAGTGGAATTTTAGAGAAGAAGGTTCTTTAGATACTGCATATAGAACTATAGATGAACCTTATATAAGTAAAGCAGCTGCAGGTAACAAACAGCTATACGACATTTATAAAGAAGTAGCTGATGATATGGATCAAATATCAATGGGCATGAAAGAGGCTGACTATAAAATGACAGTGGAAGCTGATATTGAATTAGCTCGTCCTTTCATGGAACCTATCGCTAAGTTTATAGATGGTAAAGATGTTGATATAGTTAAAGAATACAAACGTATATTAAAATCTTTAAGAGCTAAAGGTGGTACTGATAAGATTACTTATGATTTTATACGTGACCCTTCTGATGTAACTAAATCTGGTCGAGTCAGGACGAAACGTGTAGTAGTTCCTGGTGTTTCTCAGATGAGAGCTAACTTATTTATTTTACATTCTCTTGGTAAAATAACTGCAAAACTTGCTAAAAACACTTTAGATTTAAACAATGATTTACCTTTAACTCGTAACTGGGAAATGTTTACAGACTTAATGAAAGTCATGTATGTTGAAAATAAGTTATGGGGATTTCACTGGGGTAAGCAAGGTCAAGGTGCTCAAGCTGGTGTAGCTGAGGTTTTTGCTCAATGGAAAAAACCACCAAAAGCTAAGTATGCAGAAATACAACAAGAAGCTGATGAGATTTTTACTGAATTAGAAAACCTATACAAAGCAGGTGATAAAGAAGCAGTAAATGATCTTTTACAGATGGCTTTAATGACTAACGGTCAAGTCACTTCATTAACACAAATACCTGAGTATTTAGGTAGAAAATTACTTAACAGACCTGGGGCTAAAGGGATGGCAACTTTTACTGGTCAGTTAGAGCAAGTACCTGCTCGTACTATAGATGAGCTTTATCAAACTGTTATACAGTCTTGGTTAGGACATCCTAAAACTGCTGTTAATGCGTTATTTATGACTAACGCACTTAACATGGCTCGTACTTTAGAAGGTTGGATAGGTGCTAATTTACCTTGGAGAAAATATACATTCAAAGAATCAGAGTTAGTAGGTACCATTTACGAAGGAATGAATTATAGCCAATTTAAAAAAGCTAAAATACAATTACTTGGTATCCAATGGTCTAGTTTACAACGTGCTCAATTTGAAGCATGGGAGATGTTTAAACGTAATTGGGAGATAAATCAAAAACCAAAAGTTTTCGATGAAGACGGTAAGGTTATATTTAGAAAACCTGATTATGGTAGTAAGTTTGATGATAACACAGACAATGCACAATGGGAAAACTTAGGTCATTTCTATGAAAAGTATGGTACAGAAATGCAGAAAAAAGGGTACGGTTTAGTTAATAGTCTTTATAAAATAAATAAAGTACCTTTGATGCGAGCTAACAGAAGTGTTATGAACGCAGGTGATGCTTATACCAGAACTATTATAGGACGGCAGCAAATGGCAGTTTCAGCTGCTGAACAAGCAATTAAAGATGGTTTAGATTTAGATGATCTTCCTGAGTTTATTAAAAAGAATGATGAAATATTTAGAGAGAAAATTTTCAGGAAAAATAAAGATGACATGTGGGTAGTTAAAGATCCAAGAGCTACAGCGATTGGTGACGAAGTTACCTTAATGAAACAGATCCCTGAACAATTTAAAGGTTTTCAAGTACTAGAACGTAACCCTTGGACTAACCGTTTCTTTGCTTTTATGCGTCCATCATTCAATAATGCAGGTAACGTATTTGATAGAACACCTTTGAAAGTGTTTACAGAACAGTATCGAGATATTGTTGAAATTGGTAGTGCTGAATCAGCCCAGAGATGGAATCTAAGCTTAGATGACTTGCCTAGAGCAAGAGATGAAATGGTTGGTAGAATGGCATTAGGTACAACATTAGCAGGTATTGTATGGGGATTAGCATTGAATGGTCATATAATTGGTGATTATCCTGCAGATGAAGCTGATAGAAAATTATGGAAACTTAATAAAATCCAACCTAATTCTGTAGCTATTCCAAAACCTTATAACCCTTTAACACAAGAAAAAGGTGCTAATGGATGGATTTATGTTAGCTTTGGTAGGTCTGATATTGCAGGTACTTTGTTTAGTATGGTTGCAAATGGAGCTTATTATGCTGATGTTATGGGTGAAGATTACTTTACACAATGGGAATCTAAAATGGCATGGTACTTTGGTATGGCAGTAGCAGATGTTGGTGTTATACAAAGTGCTAGTGATCTTTCAAGTTTATTTGATACTGGAACTGGTAACATGCCAAACCCAGAAAGATCTTTTGCTAAATTATTCCGTCCTCAACTTGGTGTAGGTGGTCAAAGTAGATTTTTAGCTGATCTATTTGATAATACTCAGAAAGAATCTAATACATTTTTAGAATATGTTAGGCAACAAGACATTATTTTTAAGTCAAATGTACCTAATGATTACGATATTTTAGGTAAAAACCGTGGTCGTGGTAATGTCCAACCATTACGGAATGGTCCACATAATCCTTTATTAAGGTTATTTAATAGTTTAAGTCCTTTCACTATAACGAGTACAGAAGGTGATAATGTTAAAAAAACTTTATTAGATATAAGGTATAACTTGGGTGCAGAGGTTAGTACATTAAAAGGTGTTCCTTTAAATTCTCAAGAGAAATCTGATTTAAAATTAGTCTTAGCTGAAGATAAAGAGTTTAGAACTGATTTAGAACAAATGATTTCTAGTGATTTGTGGCAACGTAATATGAATAAATATATTGAATTAAACAAGAAAAATGAAGATGGTTGGAAAGCTCAAGAAAATTGGTTTTATACACAAATTGGTAGTATATTTGAAAGAGCAAAAGATAGAGCTACTGAGACTTTAAAAGATGAAGAACGGTTTCCTGAATATAATAATAATTCAGCTGATTCATTGTTTAATCGCATTACCGTTAGAGGTTATCAAAAAGACGCAGCTAGTACATCAGATACTGCTTATTCAGAAAGTTTATATAACCAAATAGAAAAGATACGAAAATACGGTACAACTGGAGTCGCTCCACAATAGGCACCGATCCTATACACATTGATGATCAATGGCAGTTAAAACTAAACATACATTCTCAGCCGCTAACGGTAGCACAGCTGCTTTTAGCGGGCATGGGATAGAATTAAATAACTTAGATGATCTAGATGTATATGTTACTTTGTCAGGTGGTACTAGAGTACTACAGTTACGCCAGTCTACTGGTAGTACTGCACAATCTAGCCACCCACAGGTAAATAATACAGATGGATTGTATTTCCCTGCAGTGTCAGCAGGTACAACTTTATATAACTATCAATTAACTACTGCTAATGATACTATTACATTTAATAGTAACTTACCTAGTGGAGCTATAGTTACAGTAGAGCGTAGAACTAGAGATGGTTCTGGGGATTACACTACCTTTGCAGGTGGTAGTACAGTTAGGCACACAGACCTGAACAGATCTGCTACAGAGTCTAATTATACAGCACAAGAAGCTAGGAATAAAGTTTTTGAGATAGAAGGTAAACTATTTGGAGATGCAGCTAAAGATTCCTCATTTATCACAAGTGCTGATATTGTAGATGGTACTATTGTTGCTGCAGATTTAGCATCAAACTCTGTTACTACAGATAAGATACAAGATAATGCAGTTACAGCAGATAAACTTGCACATACTTCTGTTAGTGCAGGTAGTTATACAGCAGCAGATATCACAGTTGATGCTCAAGGTAGAGTAACATCTGCATCTAGTGGTACCATAGGTGCCTCTGAGATAGCAGGTGATGCAATAAATGGAGATAAGATAGCAGATAATTCTATAAATTCAGAGCATTATGTAGATGGATCTATAGATACAGTACATTTAGCAGATGATTCAGTCACTGATGCTAAGTTAGCAGCAGGAGCTATTGGTACAAATGGCTTGGCTAACGGGGCAGTCACTACTGTTAAGCTGGCAGCAGATGCCGTTAACGGAGATAAGATTGCTGATAACTCTATTAACTCTGAACACTATGTAGATGGTAGTATTGATACTATTCATATAGGTGATAACCAGATTAATACAGCTAAACTAGCTGATAATGCTGTTGAAACAGCTAATATCTTAGATAATAATGTTACACTAGCTAAACTTGGTAGTGGTGCATTACCTACAGATATAACTGTTAACGCTGATAACCTTGTAGCTAACTCTGTTGGTACCAGTGAGATAGCAACAGATGCTGTGAATGGTTCTAAAATAGCTGATAACGCCATTGATTCTGAACATTATACAGATGGGTCTATTGATACAGCTCATATAGGCAATTTACAGGTTACTACAGGTAAAATAGCAGCTGATGCTATAGATGGTACTAAACTTGCAGACAATGCTGTTGGTACTGAGCATATAGCAGCTAATGCTGTTACAACTACGGAGATAGCTGATGCTGAACTCACAACGCTTGCTGGTATGCAGTCAGGTACTGCATCTAATCTTGCAAGTAGTACGGCTCTTACCTCGACTAATGCTGAACTTAACCTGTTGGATGGCAAGAGCATTGTCACAGCAATTAGCGGTAGTTCTACTGACGTACAGTTACCGACTGCAAAAGCCGTTAACGATCAAATAGTTAATACAATATCTGATGTAGGTGGATTTGTACCTGTAGCTAATGAAGTTTCATTCCCTAATACTAACCCTGATCCAGGAAATAACGCTGGTACTATTGTATCTATTGCAGATGCAGGTGGTATTGTTGTTAATGGTTCTGGTGTTAGTACAACTGGTAGGACATTAGGTGGTGCAACAGTAACAATCAATGGTATTGACTCTACTCTTTACAACACTACTATAGCTGCTGGTAAAGGGATGTTAGTACAAACTACTAGCACCTTAAATACTTATGATTACCATAGACTTATAGTAGATGAAGCTGGAGTTGCAGCTGCACAAACCTTAGTATCTGATTTTAATCAAAGATATAGAGTTGGTTCTTCTAACCCTACTTCTAGTTTAGACGATGGAGATTTATTCTTCAATACTTCATCTAATAAGATGTTGGTCTATAACGCTAGTGATACTTCATGGGACGATGTACAGTCTGTAGGTAACTACTTTATTAATACAATATCTAGTTACTCAGGTACAGGAGGTAATAGTGCAACATTCAATGGAACAGCTTATAGATTTGTATTGTCAAATGCTGGTACTTATGCAGAGCAACATCTTGTTTCTATCAATGGAGTCGTTCAGAAACCTAATAGCGGAACCAGCCAGCCATCCGAAGGATTTGCTATCGACGGTAGCTCTATTATCTTTTCTACCGCCCCTCCTGCTAGTAGTGATTACTTTATTATCACTATTGGAGCAGCGGTAAATATTGGTACTCCAGGAAATAATACAGTAAGTACAGCTACTTTACAGAACTTAGCTGTTACTGGAGATAAGATAGCTACTAACTTAGATCTAGCAGATAATAAGAAGATTAGGTTCGGGACAGGGAATGATTTAGAGCTATATCATGATGGATCTAACTCGTATATAAAAGACACAGGCACTGGTGCATTAGTATTGGCTACTAGTAAATTATCAGTCAATAATGCTGCTAGTAATGAAGAGTTAATAGTTGCCTACCAAAACGGCTCAGTAGAACTTTTTTACGACAACGTAAAGAAGTTTGAGACAACGAGTTCAGGTGTTGTTTGTTGGGGTGACTTCAGAGCATCTGGAGCGATTGATATGGAAGATAATGAAAGGATTAAACTCGGAACAGGGGATGATCTCCAGATCTACCATGATGGATCAGATTCATACATAAAAGATGCTGGTACTGGACAACTACATATACATACAAATGAGTTTAGACTTCAAAACGCTGCTGGTAATGAACAACAAATAGCAACAAATGAGAATGGAGACGTACAACTCTTTTACGACGGCGTTAAGAAGTTTGAGACTCATAGTGGTGGCTGTATATTTACAGGGAATTTATATGGTTTAGATAATCACCAAATTCAACTTGGTAATAGTAATGATTTCAAGATCTACCATGATGGAACGGATTCAATCATATCAAATGCCACAAATGTTTTAAAAACTCATAGCAGTCATCTTTTTATAAGAAACGCAGCGGGTAATGAAGATATAGCAAAATTCGTACAAAACGGCTCAGTAGAACTATATTACGACGGCGTTAAAAAGTGCGAAACCCATGCTGATGGATTACATATAGGAGACGGTGGTAATTTAGATATGCCTCACGATTCTTCTCAGATCGTGATGGGTGCTTCAGATGATCTCAAGATCTTCCATGATGGAAGCAATTCATACCTCGCAAATAGTACTGGTAACCTCTACATAAGAAATGGTGGTGGAAGTACTATTTTAATACAACCATTAGATGGTGAAGATGCTATAAAAGCTTATGGTAATGACAGAGTTGAACTAGCATACGACCACAGTAAGAAGCTTGAGACGACAAGTCAAGGTATAAAAATAACTGACGGTGGCCCCGTCCTTACAGTTGACGCTACTAATAATTCGTCAGGTTTAAGAATAAATGTCGAAGCACAAACCACAGGAGAACTACTTAGGGTTCAAAATGATGGAACAACGAAATTCCAAATAACTCATGACGGTAAAGCTGCTTTCGGTACAACTAATACCACTGCTACTGCTGGAACTGGTTTTAAAATCAACTCGTCAAGTGCTGTTATACCTTGGGTCTCAAATGTCATAGATACAACTACTGGAAACCATAGTACTTACCATCTTTATAATCTGCATTCTTCACACCAAGGTTATAGATTTTATGTAACTGCAAATGGTGGTATATCTAATTATTCATCTAATGATGCTAATTTATGTGATGAACGAGAAAAGAAATCTATTACCGATGCACCTTCTCAACTAGCAACTGTAAAGGCTTGGAAACTAAGAAACTTTAGATACAATTTTCAACAAGATTCTGAACCGTTAAAAGTTGGAGTCATTGCTCAAGAAATAGAAACTGTAAACCCTGAATTAGTCAGTGAAGAGTTTAAAGTAAGAGTTGATGATGATGGGAATGACGTTCTTAGAAAAGGTGTAAAAGAAGAGCAAATGATGATGATAAGCATTAAAGCATTACAAGAATTGATTACAAAAGTCGAAACACTAGAAACAAAAGTAGCTGCATTGGAGGCTAAATAACTATGGCATTAACAAAAATAGATGACAGAGGTTTGAAGACTCCAATCGACCTCTTGGATAATGAGAAGATACGGTTCGGTACAACAGATAATGATTTAGAAATTTTTCATGATGGATCTCACTCAATTATTGAAGAAACTGGAACAGGTGCTTTAAAGCTTGTTACTAATAGTTCGTTTCAAGTAAGAAATGACGATAAAGATACTGGTGAATATCTAATCAATGCAAATATTAATGGCTCAACAACTCTGTATTACGATGGAGTATCAAAAGTCCATACCAACGCAAGCGGAGTTGATATAGGTTTATCAAATAATGCTTGTCATTTAATGTTGTTTGACGGCGGTGAAGCTCGATTTGGAAATGGGCAAGATCTTACAATTTCCCATGTACATGCTGAAAGTGCTAATTACATAACCAGTAAAAATAATGTCTTATATATTTGCGGTAAGACAGATCAAACAGCAATTCAAATAGTTCCTGATGCGGCAACTGATTTAAGATATTCAGGTGTTAAGAAGTTTGAGACGACGAGTAGTGGAGCAAAGGTGACTGGAAGTTTAAATACTACTAGTTACATATATATTGATAATAATGAAGATCTTTGGTTAGAAGACAACGGCAAGATACAAATCGGAAATGGGTCAGATCTCCAGATCTACCATGATGGAACGCATAATTATCTCAATTTCGTAAACGGAGCATTAATATTTAGGGATGACAGTACAAATAGAGCATACTTTCATGCTACTGACGGTCATTTTCTACCTTGGACAAATAATACTTATGACATAGGAAGTGTAGGTAATGCTTGGAGGAATCTTGTCTCCATTAAAGCTAGTATAAACACGTCAGCTTCAACAGGAACAGCTTTTACGGGTGGTGATGATCTGGTCATAGGTAACTCAACCAACGGAACAAGAAGCGGTATATCTATTATTAGTGCAAGTAACACTGATGGAGGGATTTATTTTGGTGATGATGCTAGTACCCTTACGGGTCAGTTGGTATATCACCACTCTGATGATAATTTCAAGATTTATACTAGCAATAGTCCACGAGTAAGGTTTGACTCAGACGGCTTAAAGTTTGGAACTGATTCAGCAGCGGCGAATGCTCTGGACGACTATGAAGAAGGCACTTGGACTCCTATAGTTACAGCAGGTATCACGTCTCCTACTTACACGTCTAATCAATACGGTTACTATACAAAAGTTGGTAATAAAGTAAGTATATATTTTTATTTGAATCTAAATGGAGGTACTCCAACAGGTGCTACGGTTGTATTCGGTGGATTACCTTTTACATCAGCAAATAATAGTATGTACGTTGCAATGGCAGGTTATAACAATATTTCAGCATCAACAATAGATAATCCTTTCCCAATTATCTGGCCAAATAGTTCCACCATTCACTATTATAAACAAGAAAATACAGGCGTAGCAACAGTTACAGGTACTGTTATGGGTAATGGTGCATCAAATTTATGGTGGGCAACATATTTAGTATAGACCGTTAGCACGTCTATAAACTAAGCCGTAAACCTGTCACGTTCGGAGAACGTCCCTAAATGGCATTAACAGAAACACAAGAAAACGACAAAATAGAAGTCGTCAATAAATGGAATATACAGGTAAGAAACGCAACCATTATTAAAAAAGATGGCGTGGAACTTACCCGTTCCTTTCATAGAAAAGTATTAACACCAGGAACACTTGATGCAAGTGACAACCTAGTTGATACAGATATCAGTGGAGAAGATGCAGACGTACAAGCAATAGCTAACGCTGCGTGGACTACACAAGTCAAAGCTGACTATAAAGCATTCTTAATAGCAAACAAATCTAATACTCCATAAAAATGGCAACAAAAACTTGGCAAGTAAATACCCTTCAAAGAGAACTAGCAGACGGGTATGTAAATAAAGTAATCTACCGTGTTAACGGTGAAGATGGTACTTATTCATTTAGAGCTACAGGTGAGGTTGATCTACCTAAGCCTGATACTCTTGTTCCTTATGCTGACCTTACTGAAGCAACAGTACTTGGTTGGGTAAAGGCAAAACTAGATGCTGATAAAGCTGGTACTGTAGCGGCTATTGAAGCGGCTGTAGAGAACGGCGTTAACGAGCAAAAGACTCCAACAACAGGTGTAGGTAAGCCTTGGAGCTAGGTGAAAGTCCCTAAACTGCCTAAAGCTTTAGATATGCCTAGCATCCCTCTAAAGCAACCAACAGCAGAAATGCCAGTATTTCCACCAATCATTATTCCTCCTCAAAACTTAAAAGCCCCAAAAGGGGTGGAGTTAGAGGAGGTTCCTGAGGAAACAGAGGATGAAGAAACAGCACAAACTGAACAACCTAGTTTAAGAGTCCCTGTTATAAAGATAGATTTACCTTTACCAACTGCTGAGGTGGTAGCTACGGCTACCTACGCAGCTGTAGCAGCTGTAGCAACAACCACATTAGCAACACCTTTCTTTAATAAAATTAAGAAACAAATACAAAAATTCCTACAGAAAAAAGTTGACAAATGGAAGGAAAACCGCCAGAAGAAAAAAAAGGACTCCTCGGTAAGTTAAAAGATGCTGCGGAGGATCAAGAACATCAAATACAAATTCTAGGTACATTTGTCCGTCTTGGAGTTGTAGTTTGGAGTGGATTTATCATTACAATGAACTACGTAGAATTACCTATGGTCAAGAAGTCTGGTAACAGCGATATCACGTTCGTTGCTTCGGTATTTACGGGAGCACTCGCAACTTTTGGCTTGACTACTGGTAATAAAAATAATGGTAATAACAAACCCATTAATTGTCCTATGGCTAAGAAAAAAGAAGAATGAAAAAATGGTTATTAACGCTGTTATTACTTTCACCGACTACTGTAAGTGCTGAATTAGTACAACCCAATTTTACCCAAGGGTCTATGAATAGCACTACCACTACGACTCAGGATATCACTGAGGAAATCACAACAACCACCTATGGTGCCGCATTAAATAAATGGTCAGGCGACAATATAACTCACACCTCAGCAAGCTCTGGAGGTTTAGTAGATTCAGATTCAATCTTTACGATTCACACAGCTGGAAGCGACTTTTCACTAGAAGTAGTGTCAAGAGCAGCCAGTCAGATAATCGAACTTACAGAGA